ACCGTATCCGGTGCCGATGCCAGCCAAAGGCAAGGACACGGAAGAATTGCCCACCGATGAATCGACGGATGCTGTAGCGGGGCTGCAAGAACAAAGTAAACCAGGGGCGATGATGAAAACTGATGATAACAAAGTTTCGATGGATGCGGCGTTGAAATATTTCCGCGAAGACGAATCAAAAAAATTGAAATTATATAACAGACTCTCTCGCGTCATCGGAGCGTTTAATCATTCGACCATGGACTCAAAACAGGTTGGCGCTTATGGCGTTAAAAAATTGGGTCTTCCATGCCAGAAAGGTTTTGAATCCGTGGCGCTGGATGCTTATTTTTCTGCAATTGAAAAAGCAGCTACGCAGCAAAAAGCAATTCAAGCGCAACGCGTTGCAGCAATGGATAGCGCTATTTACGACGCCCCTACGGGAACGCCGGAATTAGATTCCTATATTAACGGGGGTAAATAATATGCCATTTCAAGGATTAGTAAACAGAGAATTTACGACCGGTTTTCCCGGCGATATTCTCGAAGGCGGTCCGCATCGTGCGCGGGTTGGCCGAATTCTTTCGGCAAATGATCCGGCCGGCGTGAATACTAATCGCATTTCGCGAGTATTTGGCTGGGTATCCGGCTACGGCTCTATTGGTTCAGGTACTTCAATCACTAATGCCGCGCGGTCGTATGAAGTCACGCTTGGCGGTGTAAACTTTTTTGGCGTCCTATTCAATCCGCAACATTATGCACTGGTCGGCACCGTCGCGGACGGGCTAGAAGGCGGAACTTTGGCTCCGACTTTGGACTTGCCGCAAGGCGTTGAAGCTGAATTTACCGATATGTGTACAGCTCTTGTCGTCGAAATTTTTAATTTCACGACCGGCGCGGTAACTATTAATTATGATGATCAAGTTGCCTATGTGCCGAATAATATTAGCGGCGCAAACAATCCGTTGGGCGTTCCATACGGCGCTTTAGTTGCTTTCGATGCGAGCGCGGCACTTCCGACCGGTCTTGTATTAATTCCCAACGCGCGGATCGTTAATGATGTTGCTCTGGCCGCTTCGGCAGTCGGCGCTTTAGTTTCGACCTACACCGCTGTCCAATTGACCCAATAATAAGGAAAATAAAAAATGAGAGGCGAAATTAGCGTTGTACGATCGACGATTAAGCCGCGCAGTATTATTCCGGGTAATCCGCTAATATTGAGCAAAGTTACCGACTCAGCCGTACAAAGTTTGTCGCGAATCGGGATTTCTTTTTCCCGTCAATTCGTTATGGATCAGATCAGAAATCTCGGAGAAATGGGCGCTTTTAATGGCTCCGGTAATGGTATGGATGCGGCGTTTGTCGCTCCCATAACCTCTCCGTCTATTCCGACGCCGATTCAGTTTTTACAAATGTGGCTACCTGGGTTCGTCAAAATTATGACGGCGGACCGTGCTATTGATCGCCTGATTGGTATTAAGACGATTGGTTCATGGGAAGATGAAGAAATCGTTCAGAGCATCGTTGAACCGTCCGGGATGCCTACGGAATATGGTGATTTCTCTAATATTCCGTTCGTTAACTGGAATACCAATTTTGAACGCCGGACTATTGTGCGTGGTGAGTTGGGATTGCTGGTCGGTATGTTAGAAGAAGGCCGAGCCGCGAAAATGCACTTAAATTCCGCCGATATTAAGCGAAATCAATGCGCAATTTCGCTGGAAATTATGCGTAATGCGATCGGCTTCTTTGGCTGGAATTCCGCAAATCAACGTACTTTCGGCCTGCTGAATGATCCGCAATTGCTGCCCTTTATTACGACAAGTATTACTGGCGGCGGCGGTTGGGCATCCGGTACATTCCAGGAAATAACCGCAGATATCCGTATTATGGTTCGGCAGTTGCGTATTCAGAGCCAGAATAATATTGACGCAAATAAAGTCAATACAACTTTGGCATTACCGATGACAGTCGTTGATTATCTTTCCACGACGACTGATTTTGGTATTTCTGTCAGTGATTGGATCGAACAAACTTATCCGAAAATGCGTATTGAATCGTGTCCTGAATTTTCCGGCGCACATCCTACCGATGATGATAATGTCTGCATGTTATATGCGGAAGAAGTTGATTCATCGTTAGACGGTTCAACGGATGGCGGTGAAGTATTCATCCAAATGGTTCAGACGAAATACACTACCCTGGGCGTCGAAAAGAAAGCAAAATCTTATATCGAAGATTATGCTAACGGCACCGCTGGAGTTATGTGTAAACGTCCGTATGCAGTCGTTCGGATGTATGGTATTTAAATAATATAGGGGAGTAAATTCTCCCCTATTTCTAAGAATATTTACGCGCTGTCGGGGCCGTAATATCATAATAAATAGGACGACAAATCATGACTAAATATGTAACCTCAACTATGACTTCAAGTGTTGGTTATTGCATTTACGAACAAAATACAGGGCTGGAACCACGTAAACAAGGGATGCCAGCCCTATCAAAATTGCCAAAGATTTTGAAAAAAATAATTATTCGCGGCGGTGCCGGTATTCCATCAGAAACCAGCGGCTCAGGCGATATGGTAAAAGATAAAAATAGCGGCGTCCCTATTTGGACGGCGCACGGCGTGGTGACGGCTGTTAAAGATGAGGACATGGAACTATTGCTTGATAATGTCGTCTTTAAAAAACATCTTGAAAAAGGTTACGTCCGCGTAGTTGATACGGATATTCGCGGGAATAATAAAGCTATCATGCGAGAAGTTAAAAGCATGGAAGAAAAAGATCAGTTTGCTCAATTGAACGACGAAACATTCAAAGATATGATTAATCAAAAAATGAAAATCGTATCAGCAGATAAAAACGATAATTTCGACGATATTCCACGTAATTAATATTAGGCGGATGCTATGGCTTATAATGATCCTGCATTTCGGGCACAATTTGCAGAATTCGCGGACCCTACCGCGTATCCGGCTATTACTATCAGCAATTCATATTTTACCGCAACAGCTTTCATTAATGATGTTAATTCTCCATGCCGGACTTTGCGCGGTAATGCGTTAGTTGTTGCGATGAATTATCTTACCGCGCATTTATTATATTTAAGCTTGACGGCTACGAATGCCGTTTCGCCAGTTTATAATGGCGGCGGAATGGTAACAAGTGCATCTATTGGCGAAATTAGCGCCACGAAATTAGCGCCACCGGTTGAAGATGGCTGGCAATATTGGCTCGCGAGTTCTCCTTATGGACAGGCATTATGGGCGCTTCTAAAACTTAAATCCGTTGGAGGAACCGCCGTTAATGGATTACCTGAACGTACTGGATTTAGAAAAATTGGCGGAGTATTTTTATGATACCCGGCATTAATTTACTCCACGTTGCGGCTACGGTAATTCAACTAACTAAAGTTGAATATTATCCTTGCGTGAGTAGAGTAAAAGATAACATGGGCCGATGGGTAGTTACCTACGGCCCCATGTTTACTATCGGCGCATCAGTTCAACCTATTCCGAGATCTAAATACGCTTTCCTTGATTTAGATTTCCAAAAGAAATATGTAAAAATATTCGTCCCATATAATTCTATAGATTTGGATCGGGATGTTGCCGGAGATCAATTCGTTTTTGCTGGCGAAAAGTATACTTTTCAGAATAACACTGAATGGTATGACATGGACGGATGGAATTCTGCGATTGCAATTAAAGTTGAAATGGCGGTATCATGACAGATTTGGAATTATTAGCTTTAGTTCAAAATCAATTATCCGCCGCGCAAGTCGCGGCTGGCTATAATTATGTCATTATAAAAGCAGCTCAACCAACGCAGCAGGGAACGCCATCAGCATCATCGATTACATTTAAGAAAAAATGGGATATTGCTTACGGGTTTCCGCAAACTTCAGAATCTTTCGATAGCGTAAATAATATATTTACAGAAATTACGACTCAATACGTAGAATCGTATTTTGAAATTGGTGCATTTATAAATGAGATTCCGGGGGAATATTCTCCGACAGGTTCAGATGTCATTGGAATGTTACAATTATATTTATCATCAGCCGCGAATTTAAGAATACTATCAGCCAATAGCGCAGGAATGCTTAGAATAAGAGAATTAACAAATTTATATTACGATAACGATAAATCTCAATATCAAGCATTGCCAACTTTCGAATGGGTAATAACCCATCAAAAAGTTATTAATAATACCGCTCCTTTTACTTCTACGGTAACGGGAACGATAATGGATGTTAGCAGATCATCTTTAAATGCTAATGCTAATTAATTATTCCTATTAAATAACGGTTATTGAGGCTCAAAAATGGAATTAAAAACTTATTTCGCTCAAGACCAATTTGGGAATATTATTCCTAATGCGTCGGTAACGATGTATTTAACCGGGACTGATACTTTTGCGACTGGATTGGAAGACGCAAATGGAAATCCGCTTTTAAATCCATTTACTGCTGATGCGAATGCAAAAATAGCCGTGAAAGCGCCAAACGGAATTTACGATCTCGTTACGGCATCGTCTGTTTATACCGCGCCACGAATGACTGTGGAATTTATTGATGGTCAAGACGTTATTAATGCAGCCGCACAAGTTGCACTTGATGTTATTACAGCCGGAAATAGTGCAACTGCGTCCGCTGCGTCCGCCGTCTCATCAAGTGGCTTTGCAACAAATTCTCAGACATCCGCTAATGCGTCCGCTGCGTCGGCAGTTAATTCCGCAACCGCAGAAGCCGGATCTGAAACGATATTATCTGAATGCCAATCTATATTAGAAGCGATTCAAACGGCGACAATCACCGACGAAGTATTTTATCCTAATCCGCCATCTGATCCTGACGGCACAATTGCTGGGCTTGCTGGAACAACAGTCGGTCAAGGATTTTTCGTCGTTCAGGGTGCTAATGTCACTCCAGCATTTAAATTCTATCAGCATATGTCAGACGGAACAGCCCAATTATGGGCACAGTTACCCGGACAACAGGCTATCGACATTGTGACAGCATTGGCTGAAAATAATGTTAATCAAGTCGCGACGTTTTCAGCTATTCCTGCTGATTCCGTAGGATTTTGGATGGTAGAAACTGATGAAACAAAAAATATCGGAATGCCAACTTTTTATTATTTACGCGCAGACGGAAAAAGATTCTGGTTTGCTATGAATGCGGACAATTAATTATGCCAAATTTTCCAGTAACGACCAGCCCGGCATCTTATACATGGACAGATGCTAGCGGTACAGTCACCGCAGCAAATACAGCACAAACAATTTTGGCTGCGAACGCAGCAATGATTGAATATAGGTTGCAGAATTTATCGTTAACGCATTCGCTCTATTTTCGAGATTCAGGCGGAAATGCGGTTATTTTAGCGCCGGGATCGTTTGGTTTGTCTCCCGGTTCAGGTGCTGGAACATTACAAGCCCCGGGGGGTACGGTGCAAAGTGACGCTCCAGCAGGATTGTCTGTTATTAGCGGATTGGCCGGTCATCCATATTCCCTGGTTTGGAGATAATAAATGTCTGGATATATAGAAAATTGGGGATACGGTCAGGGAGATAGCGGAGGAAGCGGTAATTTACCAACATTTCCTGATGCTGGCGCGGCTAATGCATTGGCTATTCAAACGGCATCATATGTGCTGTTAATCGGGGACGTTTTCACGATAACGAATGTTGTTGCTAATAATACCGGGCCGACGACTATTTCAATTAATAGCGCAACTCCAGTTGCTATTGTCGGTTTGAATAACACTCCCATGC